GGTGTGATCTAGATCCGCGTGCACCGTCCTACCGCGCGCTGCCTCTACATCCAGAGGGATCAAAATAGGGGCGTCCTGGGCCACGTTGAGTCTGCCATCGCCCAGTGCCACTAGGGGCAGATCAAAGCAAATTCCCTGGTTGTCCTTCACCAACGCGGCGTCAATCGACACGTCCGAGTTGTCTGCGATCGCATTGATCTGAGCCATGTCCGCGAAGTATGCCTCGATGCTGCCACCAACGGTGAACTGCCCAGCAGTGATGTCGAATCCACCGAGGGTTGCTACTGCCTTGTTCACGGTGGCATTGTTTGAAACATTCAACGTCAACTCCGTGATGAAGGCAAACAGCGGCGTCGGTGCCTCGTCTCCCTCAACCACCAGCGAAATGTTCAGCCGCGTAAAGTCGCTGGACGTGTTATACGCGTCCTGCTCCACCAGATCGGGCCGATCACCAGATTTCAGGCCCTCGCTCGCCAGCCGAGGCTCATGGCTGAGTGCCAAGAAGCCCAGCTCGGCCGTGGCCTTGTCAGCGCGTGGGAAACGGAATGCCGTAGTGTTGAGTAGCGCTCCCGGCAAATACTCGGCCTGTATCTCAGTGGGCTCATCTGCATCCGGCGCGCCGGCTGTGCGCTCAGGCTGGTACGTGCGCCGCACAATCAGCGCCGCCGCCTCGTTCTTTAGAACGCGGCCGAAGAAGATTTGGATGGTCTTGCCTGTGCCGGCGTTTATCACCATCGTTTCATCGCTCTTGTCGAACGTGAGAGCGTTGGTCGCAATCGAACGGACACGCTTGAAGCCGTTGTCTGCGTCACTTGAGAACTGCGTAATCGTGGTGTCCCCGCCGATAAAGACCGGCTCACCAGGAGTGAGGCCGAGCTGCGTGAGGTCTTTCGCCACCGTTTGTAGCTGCGGCAAGGTACCCGTTACGTCTATGTCCGCATCGGTTGCCGTGAACTGAAAGCCGACCACTACCAGCAGCGGATTGTCCCCGCCGGTCGCCTCGGTAATCAAGTTGGACGCAACCGTGATCTGGCCGTTCGTGCCGCCCGTAAGCGTCGGTGCACCGAAGGATAGCGTGCCGCTGACCTCGGTAGTCGCAACGCTGTTACCCGCCGAGCCGGACGCGATAGCCGTGAAGTCCACGGTGTCACCAGCGCCGGCCGCTGCCGTCGCAAACGTGTTTGCCTCGGTGCCCGTGCCGTACAGCGTACCCTCACCAGCCGCTTCGTTAACTGCAGCAATGAGGTTGTCGAGAGAGTCAGAAGCCGACGCACCGACCAGAACTTCGTAGGCGGTGTCGATCGTGCCCGACTCAAAAGTGTAGACCGTAGTGCCGATCGTGACCGTGTCGCCGTCTGCAACGTTTGCCGAAGCCGTCAACACGCCCGTGGCCGAAATGTCGGCCGTGATCGCGGTCACACGATGTAGCCCTTCGTTCGTTGACTCGTCCAGGCCGCTCCCAAACACGAGTGAGTTGACATAGAAGCCTGCCGTGTCCGCAACCTCGAACTGCTCGGTCGCGCCGTCTACATCGACGACCGCATCCTCACCCTTGCGCCGAAAGTCGGCAAACATGAGGCCCTGGAAGATGTCTTGCAGATTGGCCGTAAGGTCGGAGACGAAGCTCCCGCCGGAATCCAGGTCGGTCAGCTCGCCCTTCGAACGCTGGCGTGAGTCGTTGATCGGGTTGCGCGCGACCTTAGTGTAGGTCGCCCCGAAGTCGCCGTAGCTGTTGGGCTCGTACTGCACCCACACAGGGGAAGCCGGCAGAACGCCTGGGCAGTCTTCCTCCGCGATACGAAGCCCTGAGTTGTTAGAGTCCTGTTTGTTAGTCGCGCACGCCATAGCTGTTACCCCAAGCGCGCGACCGCCGCGCGCCTAAACATCCCGAACCGAAACCAAGCTGTACAGACAGCATAGCCTATGTCAAACTCTTGTGCAAACGAAGGTACAAAGCGAGTGCGTTCAACGAAGTTCGTCGTACACACAGTCGATTTGCGCCCACACCAGCCACCAGGCACCGTCTTCACCTATTTCCTGCTGACGGCCGTTGCGGAACCATACACAACCCGATTCGGTGCGGCCTTCGTCTTCAAAGTGCGCGAGCACGTCGTGTGCAAGATCATAAGCCGGCTTTGCCCCGACACCGGCCGGCACCCGAATTTCTGCCGTAAAGGTGAAGGTGCGCGTGTAGAGACGCGGGCGGCCGCTGAGTGCTTGGTCGCCAGGGAAGTGCCGCACGCGCACGCGCGCGTAGGGGGCGGGTGCAGCCGGGCTTGATGCATCGGTGGGCATGTCTTGCCCAAGATTGGGGTAGACCGCGTCGTAGCCCGTGGTGTCCCACACTTCCTTGAAGTGTGCGAAGACTTCCGCGACAGCATCGAATGTCGTAAGCAAGCTCATTTCTTACACACGAGGTAATACAAAAGTGTCACGTCGGCTGGCTTCAGCTTCGAGCCATACACGATGCGGCGTACACCATCGTCGTCGCGCACCTCATCAAAATTGTGCAAGTCGTCCGGATAGTCATCGCCTGGCTCGCATACATAAACCACGTCACCTCGTTTCAGCCCGTCTTGCTCTCGTGCGTCTAGTTCAATACCTAGCTGCAACAAGCTGACCGGCGACACCGCCACCGCGTTGACTGTCGTGAGAAGCGCCGCCCCGTTGCGCGGTTCAACCGCCGAAAGCCATGGTTCGGCCGGCACGGCATCTGTTGGGTCCCATTTGACGATCGTGACAGGCTTGCCGAATTCCTCCAGCATCGCCTCGACTTCAACAAGAAACTCGGCGACATAGTCGATCGTTGCCATCGTCAGGCCCTATGTGATCGTCCGACGCCCGGCCCGCCTGACAAGAACTCTTGCACGAGCGCATCTGCCAGCGGGTACGAAGGCATGTCGCCTGTGTCCACAAACTCCGACCATTCGCGCTCGGTCTCGATCGGACCAACTTTCTTGCGCTCACGAGTAAGTGCATCGTCGTCGGTAGCATCAGGATACAGTCCGTCTTCCGGGCCAGCGGTCAGCGCGCGCAGCGCATACTCAGCCGTTGCTTGCTGCCACTTCGTAGGTACTTCTTCTTGCAGCACCCAGTTGCGATCGTAGAGGCTTGTGCGTGGAAAGCTCACGAAGCGTTCGACATCAGTATCCACGAGAAACCCATTGAGGTACGGCGCCCACACGCGTTCCAGGTAATCAGTGGCTCGTATGATTGCCTGCTCTTTCGCCGCACTCGTTCCGGTCCATGCCGTGTTGCCACGATCTTCGTGGTAGTCGTCTACAAATGCAACGGTGGTTGCTGCATTCGCGTCTGCTACTCCGTCTGTGCCCTCTTGTTCGGTAAACGCCATCTTCTAACCTCACGTAAATGTCGCAGTAGCTATTAACAGTTGCCGCGACCATGCATCGAGCACGTATAGGCTACATGTTCCTGAAGGGCAAGCCAGGCTGCGATGTACCACCACGTCGCGGCCCTTCGGCGTTTGATCGAGCTTCTGCACAAAATCTGCAACGCCGCCGCCGCCGTACACCTGATCGACGCCGTCTTTGATCGACAAATCGCCTTCAACTCGCTTCACAACTCGTGTAGCGTGCGGGGTGCCCGCATTGCTGATCGTTACCTCCGTCTCAGCAAGTGCATCCGCCTGCGACGCAGCAACCTGGAACGCAGTCGTGCTGGTAACGATGAGCCAGTACAGTGTGCCCTCGCTCACGCCGGTCGGCAGGACACCGCCCCCGGCCACGAACTCGAACGGACCGTCTCCGGTAACAAAACCGTGCGCAGGAGAGACCGTGAAGGAGTCGCCCACGTCAGCCGCGACGAAAGTGTCGGAATATGCATCGAACGCGACCGTTACGTCATCGAGCGAGATGGCGAGACGAGCGTTAGCCGGCAACGTCACTGCGGTACCGCTGTCGGCATCGGCTGCAACAGCGCCGAGATTCGCGGGCGTTGCTATGAGGCTAGCGAACGCAGACAGGTCTTGCGCTATCCGCCGTCTGCGGCGGGCGTAGAAACTTGCGCTCGCCAGCGGTGCCGACATCGAGAATTACCCCGCGCGACCGGCTGGCTTCAAAAACGGCTTAGGCGTGTGTGAAGGCGCCCCCTCAACACGCTTGCGCTGAGCAATCGCCACGTCCAGTGGTGATTTGCCGAGTACCCGCAGGTCAATGCCTGCTTCTCTGAGAGCTTGCATTTTCTTGGCTCTCTCCATACGTGCCTCGTTCTGGGACTTGAGATACGCAACTATGCCCTCGTTAGCCGGCCGTGACTTACGCAAGCTCGCTTCCTTGTTTCGAACCGAATTGCGGTTTGCCCGCGCCGCCGCGAGAACTGCACGGGCATTCTCAAACTCGCGCGTTGCCCCTTGCACCTCGGCGTCGGCTGCCTTCAGCTCATTGCATAGTGTTTCTTCGGCCGTCTCAGTCGCCGCAACACGAACAGGTGCCTCTTCCATTTGCGCTTGCCGTTCCATGTTGTTGGGGCGCTCGTCGTTCTGTCCTTGAATCACTGTATTTCTCCTGTGTCAGTGCTTTAGGCGGCAGGGCAATGGCTCTGCCGCCCTCAGCAGTTACTTACGCTGCGCGCGTCACCAGCTTCCAAACTGGAGACGTAATGACCGCAGTCTGGAGGTACGCGTTGCCGTTGGTCGTGTCCAGGTAGAGTGAGCCGACACCCGCGACGTTGTCGCCGGTCGTGCCATCCGATGGAGCACCCGCGCCGAACAGCATCACCACGTCGCCGCCCAACCTGAGCGGCGCCTTGACGTACGCAAGGGCCTGATACCCCAAGCCGACCGCAAGGTCATCCTGGAGATCAACCCCGTAATCGGGGTCAGAGCTGCCGTTGCTGTTCAGCTTGCGCACACCGTACAGGGCGCGCGGCGTGACCGCAGCGCCGTCGCCGCCAACCACCGAGCACACACCGTCCGGCTTACCCGTTCCGCATTCCTCACCGACTTCGGCGATGACGGCGGCAACAGGATAGCTAGAACCGACCGCGCCCGGCACATTGTACTTGCCGATAAGGCCCGCAATGTAGTTGCTGTCCTTCGACAGGCGGTTCACGATGCGCTTCACGAGCCGCGTAGCGTGCGCGGTACCGGCGGTGCTGATCGTGACCTCAGTCCCGGCCAGCGCGTTCTCCTGCGACGTGGCGACCTGGAACGCAGTCGTGCTGGTAACGATGAGCCAGTACAGAGTGACTTCGCTCACGCCGGTCGGCAGAACGCCAGACCCTTCCACGAACTCGAACGGACCATCGCCGGTCGAAAATCCGTGCGCAGGAGAAACCGTGAAGGAGTCGCCCACGTCGGCTGCGACGAAGGTGTCTTCGTACGCATCGAACTCGGCCAACAGCACGTTGCCCATGATCGGCGCGATGTAGTCGGTATCGCCTGCTGCGTTGCTGCCGACGTTCGGACCGACCGTCAGGTCGCACGCGATCTTCTGGTATGAGCCTTCATCGTTGTACGGACGGTCAAAATCGGCCGAAGCCGTGAGGCTGTAGATGAAATCATAGAAGGATTTGAGTGCCTTCGGAAAGCCCTTTCGGGGCATTGTCTGCGGAGCTGCCATGTTGGTGTCCTACCTTGTTCGGGCAGTGCCCGTTATTTGAGTCGCTTCGAATACGACACTCGGCGGCGACCCTTTTTCGCCGAGAGCTTCTTGCGGCGCATCGCCTTCGGTTTGCGCCAAGACATTATCTACTCACGGTCGGCGAAGGACCGATCGGCTGCGGGCCGTTCATCGGGGGAACACGAGCAAGCTCGCGCGCCTTGTCCATCGCTACCGGAAAATCACTATTTGTGGGCGTTGCCACAATGGCCTGTCCTGTCGCCGACTGTAGTACCGCCTGTCGGCCCGCGACGGCCGCATCCGATTGGCTTTTCGCCTGCATGAGAGCGTCGTTGCTAAGTCCTACGATTGTCGCCATTGTCAATATCTCCTACACGAAACGACCCCGATGGGCCGGTGCCGAAGCACCGAACCACCGGGGACGAACGCCGCGCTCGGCGCCGCGATTAGGACTCGCGGGTGACGAGCCGAGCAATCTTGATCTGCTTGCGCTCCGGGTATACCCGGTCCCACGAAGCATCGTCGGCCAGGTTAGGGGCCGTTGACGCGTTCGTGGGGCCGCCATTAGGCGGCGCCACGCCGATGTATGAGTGCCCAACCGGATGCATGCACCACACGACGCGGTTGTACAAGGTCTCTTGCCCACCGCCGTTGCCTGCACCTTCGTGCCGGACAACCGCAGTCGCAACTTTCGACTGACCCACACCGAAGTGGAGCGCGCCCTGGCCGAACAGCCAAGACTCGTAGACGCCAGCCGCGTTCGGCATACCGTCATCCACAACCACGATCGAGCCCTGGAACGTCGGAATGTTCACGCGGCCTTCGCTGTCGGGGATGAACTCGATCAGGTTGTTCTTCTGCATACGGCCGTAAACAACCGAGTGCACGAACACGAGACCGAGCGCGTCCTGCGAATCGCCCATCGTAATGCGGGCGTCGATGTACGCTTCCGCCGAGAAGTTGGTCACGCCGTCGATGAACGCACCACCAGAGATGTCGTTCGTGTAGTCGCCGGCATCGTTCGCAGTGTTATCCGCAAATACACCCGTCGCAACGGCAATGAACAGCTTCTGCAACCGGCGCGTCCAGTAGTACGCAACGCGATTCGCGATCGCCGCCATCGGATCGGTACCAGCGAGATCAGCAGTCAAGTCGTTGGACGACCAGCTCTGGTTGCGGTTCAAGCGAACCGCGATCTCAGTGATAGCTTCGATGTTCTCGGGGTCGGGATCATCCGCACCCGGAGTAACGTACGACATGTGCGCATCTTCCGTCGAAACGCGCTCGTCGGTATTATCAAGATCGACATACGAGGGAACGTTGAACGTGAGTCCACCGCCCGCAAGAAGTGCGTCGATCGCTGCATCACGCTGAAGCGCACCGCTCTGAACCAACCGGGACTTCTCCTCAGTCAGAACCTGCGAATACGGCGTGAAAATTTCAGGGAGAACGATGTCTGAAAGAACTGTTTGCGTGCCGGCCATGATCTTGCTCCTTCAACCGGCCTTCCAGGCCGGGAACTATTTGGGTTAGCGACAAGAGCCGCGCACCATGGCCGGACTCATCTCACCTACCATGAGGTGAGTAACATGACAGTAATCATAGTACAAAGCACAAGCGAGCGCAAGGGCAGGCGAAAACCGCCAGCGGCGTAGATACCGCTGGCGGTCAGGTCTTACTTGTCAGAGGCCGGCGCCGTGGCCCCGATGTGGCTGCCGGCCGCCTTAGCCATCTGCTCGGCCCGGTTGCGGTCGGCCCTTATTTCTCTCCCCTGATTAGTCGCGTTCCAGTGCTTTTTGGTCCACGGATTACTCGCGAATGACGCCCCATTGACCGCGCTGGAGCCTTTCGCGCCGCCGCCTCCGCTTGGCTCATACCAATGCGGCTTGCGAGAAGACACCTCGTACAGCCAAGTCACCGGGTCGGCGCCGTCTTTCGTCGAAACGGTTCCGTCTTCGTTAATCTGCATGACGCGTTCGGCCGCGAGCAGCACGTCTTCCTCTGCGACCGGAAGGACCTTGGGTCCCTTGCCGTCACTGCCACCGCGCATCGCAATGAGCATCGTGCTCTGAATCGCTCGCATACGATCAGAAGCTTCGTACTTGGCGATACGCTGCTCGTAATCGGCTTTCGCCGTCTTCAGCGTTTCGCGCTCGCGCTCCACCGGCGTCAGTCTCGACCTGATGCGCGCCTCGACCAGGCTGTTAATGCGCTCGTCGTCGGGTTTCTTGCTGTTCTCGACTGCAGCAATCAGCTCAGGCACGCTGTCGAGCAGCGCAACGGTTTCTTCGGCAGTGCGATCACCAACCAGCCCCTTGAGTGTAGACTTCGCCGCCTTGTGGTCATCGCGTTCTTTGGCGAGTGCCGTTTGGAGCTTGTGAACATCGGTGTCGGTCTTCATGCCCTCAACACCGACGAAGACGACCTTGTCCCCGCGTACCTCAAAAAGGTCTTTGTGTGCTTCTTGGACTGCGGCCTCGAAATCGGCCACGGTGGCGTACTCTAGTTTGTACTTCATCTACTTTCTCCATCGCGACCCATGGCCGCAAGTATTCGCTCACATGAGCGTAGACAAAGCATAGCACATGGTGTGGGGGATGCAAGGGCTAAGAGTCGTTGACCTGAATACGGAACTTGAACGCTGGCGGCCTACACTGGCCGAAGATCATGTATCGTGGAAAGATCGCATCGCCCAGTGAGTCCGGGCGATGCGCCTCCGCTTCGGCAACATCTTTTATGAGTTGTTGGGTGCACGTCGCGGGGTCCCTAAATGGCTGAGGGTTCATCCTGTAGTTACAAGACTTGAATTGCAAGTTACACACGAAGGTGAATGCGAACAGCAGTTCCACGCTGTCAGAATAGCACGTACCCCTGTTCGATTCTACGACCGCTTGAACCGCTGCGCGCGTGACTCCTCGACCAAACGCCGCACGCGCTTAGGTTGCGACGCAAGCCAGGCGCCCAAGCTTGTAAGAGTAGCGGGCAGCGCGCCCGGAAGCAGAAACACACGAATAGAACGGCACC